GTCACTGCGCGCGAGCGCCCAGCCACGCGGCCCATTCGCGGGGGTTATAAAACGCCAGCGTCTCGCTGCTCCAGCGCCCACGCTCCCACTCCTCTCCGCCAGCAAGGCGGCTGAGGTCCGCCTGCATCGCCCACTCATGCTTCAAGCTAGCCAGTTTTAACCGTGTCATGTCAATCTCCTGTTAAAAACCAAAACACCCTCAATAAAGGCGCTTTGGTTTTGCCATTCCTGCGAATGGCCGTTGTCCACTGTTTGTTAGTACGGTCGTTGGTCAACCGCGTTACCCTGGGGCTATGACATCGCGGACCTTGGTAGCCGCTGCGCTGGGGTATGCCGTCGCGCCGTCAATCTTTGCCTTGCTGCCGTCTTACTTTTTCGCGGCATGGATGAATTGTAAACACAATTACGAAGCCGCGCAACATCTCCACAAAATTATTTGTAAATTTATTTGCACTACCGCGAGCCGTGCTGCGCGTTTTCGTTTCCCAGCGCATGGAAAACGGTTTACAATCGACGCATGAACAAACAACATGCAATCGAAGCACTTGGGGGAACCCCGGTGAAAGCGGCCCGCGCTATGGGCTACAAGAGTGTCCACGCCATCTATATGTGGCCGGACGTGTTGCCACAGTCCGTGGCGGATCGTGTGACTGGTGCGCTTGCGCGACTTGGCAAGCCCAAGCGTAAAGCTGTGCCAATGATCAAAGGAGCGAAGTGATGAGGATGAGCGAAATGATTGAATCTGACTACGCATACGGCGTGGCGCAGTGGGCGCGCGAACTGGCCCAGCGGCATCATGCGCCGGGTGATGATCAAGCTGCGGCAGTCGCCATCATTGTCAAAGCGCTGGAGCTGCTGACGCCAGGAATGAGCGCGGCGAATCGTGCGGTATTGGTCGGGGGTGAATGATGGACTATGACGAGTTTGTCAAGAACAAGGTTGTCATCAGTAAAGACGAAGGGCTTATTGTTGAGCTTTCCGAAATCAACCCGATCCTCAAAGAGCATCAGAAGCTGATTGTTCAATGGCTTATCCGTGGCGGGCGGCGCGCATGCTTTGCAGCCTTCGGCCTTGGAAAATCTGTAAACCAGCTCGAGACTGTCCGCATTGTTCGCCAGCGTGCCGGCGGCCTTGCATTGATTGTCATTCCTTTGGGAGTGCGTCAAGAATTCACCCGAGATGCGGCCATGCTTGGCATTACAACAAAGTTCATCCGGCGCATTGATGAAGTTGAAGATGAATCAACCATCTACCTGACGAACTACGAAACCATCCGCGATGGCAAGCTGGACCCGCAGCTTTTCACTGTGGCCAGCTTGGATGAGGCTTCGATACTTCGAGGCTTTGGAGGGACAAAGACTTTCCGCGAGTTCATGGCGACATTCGCAGGCGACCGGAAAACCATGAATGACCGCGTAAAAACGGCAGGGACCCCGTTCCGGTTTGTTGCTACTGCGACGCCTTCCCCGAATGAATATATCGAGCTGCTGGCATACGCTGCATTCCTCGGTGTGATGGATGTGTCAGCCGCAAAAACACGGTTTTTCAAGCGCGATTCAGTCAAGGCTGACAACCTGACGATCCACCCGCACAAAGAACGCGAATTCTGGCTATGGATTGCGTCATGGGCGTTGTTCGTTCAAAAGCCGTCAGACCTCGGATGCTCTGATGACGGCTACACCATGCCGGATATGGATGTGCGCTGGCATGAAGTTGAAGCCGACCATGAAAACGCCGGGCATGAAGCATACGGCCAGGCTCGCATGTTCCGAGCTGAAGCATTGGGCGTCGTGGAGAGCAGCAAGGAAAAGCGCGAGAGCCTGAATGCGCGCATCAAAAAGATGATGGAACTGCGCGAAGAAGCGCCGGATGAACACAGGATCATTTGGCATGACTTGGAGCGCGAGCGTGAAGCCATTGAACGAGCAATCCCTGATGTTGTCAGTGTGTACGGTAATCAGGAGCTTGAAGAACGCGAGGAAAGGATCATCAAGTTCAGCAACGGTGAATTTCGCGAGCTTGCGGCAAAGCCGGTGATTGCTGGAAGCGGCTGCAACTTTCAGCGCCATTGCAATTGGGCGATCTTTCTCGGAATCGGATTCAAATTTAACGACTTCGTACAGGCCATACATCGGGTCCAAAGGTTTCTACAGACCAAGACGGTGCGAATTGACATCATCTATACGTCCGCAGAACGCGAAGTAAAGCGCCAATTAGTGCGCAAGTGGCAGCAACATAACGAAATGGTAGAAAAGATGACTGGAATCATGAAAGAGTTTGGCCTGTCTCAGGCTGCAATGGCTCACACGTTGACGCGAGTGCTTGGCGTTGATCGTGCCGAAGTTGAGGGAAAGAACTTCAAGGCAATTCACAACGATTGCGTTAAAGAAACCTCGAAGATGGAAGAAAACAGCGTCGGCCTGATTCTTACCAGCATCCCGTTTTCCACGCAGTACGAATACAGCCCGAATTATTCGGACTTCGGGCACACTGACAACAACGAACACTTCTTTGCCCAAATGGACTACCTAACGTCCAACCTGCTCAAGATTCTCAAGCCTGGCCGTATTTGCGCGGTACACGTCAAAGACCGCATCGTGCCGGGCGGCATGACTGGATTGGGATTCCAGACCGTCTACCCTCTGCACTGCAAAACCATTGAACACTACGTAAAGCACGGCTTTGGTTACATGGGCATGAAAACCATTGTTACCGACGTGGTACGTGAAAACAATCAGACCTACCGCCTCGGGTGGACGGAGCAATGCAAGGATGGAACAAAGATGGGCGTCGGCATGCCTGAATACCTTTTGCTTTTCCGCAAGCCGCCTACAAGCAACGAAAAGAGCTATTCAGATGAGCCGGTGGTGAAAGCAAAGCCAGATTGCATTGATGCAGACGGCAACGTCACGCCTTGGAAAAAAGGCGGCGACGAAGTGATTGGGACGGGTTACAGCCGGGGACGGTGGCAGATTGACGCGCACGGCTTCACGCGTTCCAATGGCGACCGTTTCATGACTCCGGATGAATTGGCAGCGCTTCCGCATGAAGCGATGTTCAAGGCTTACCGAAAATTTAGCCTTGAAAACGTCTACGACTTTGAGCACCATGTCAACCTGAACGAAAGCCTTGGAATTAAGGGCCAGTTGCCTACCAGCTTCATGCTTTTGCAGCCGCAAAGCTGGCATCCTGACGTTTATACAGACATCACGCGGATGCTGACGCTGAACACCAGTCAATCGGCGCGGAACAAAGAGATGCATCTCTGTCCGATGCAATTCGACCTTGCAGACCGGGTGATTGAGCAATTCAGCAACAAAGGCGACGTTGTTTTTGACCCGTTCGGCGGGCTGATGACTGTTCCATATCGCGCCATTTTGAAGGGTCGCTACGGCATGGCCACGGAGCTTTCGGCATCGTATTTCTCGGATGGCGTGGGATACCTTGCGGCGGCTGAACGTGAAATGGACATGCCCAGCCTGTTCGATTTTGCCGAAGCCTGACAAATGGCAATCACAAAATACGCTCAGCACGTCGGAAAGCGGTTACGCCGTGAAAACGTCATGTCGCGCGATGAATGGTTGTTACGCGCTGGCGAATTCGTCCAACGCGGGCAAGACCTGCCGCAGGCAAAGCTGCTGGACTGCGATGTGATCGACATACGTTCATGCAAGCGCCAGCGCGATGCATTGTTAAAGCACATCAAGGACAACCTGAGCAACGAAGCATTGTGCAAGCGGTACGGCATACATCCGCGCACGCTTGAGAAAGTGCTTTCGCGTCAATCTTGGATACATCTCCCGTAAATCATGACCTCACCATTCGACTACTCTGGCCCCTCGAAAATCATCGCCAATGACCCGAGCATGTGGGCAACCAGAACCGCGACCGTCAAACGTGGCGGTCCTGAATCCGTCACCGGCATCTCAAAATCGAACGATGAACGCATTGCCAAGCAAAAAGCCGCCATCTTGCGCGACAACCGAGCCAGCCATTTCAGCGTCCACGTTGTCGGTCAAGCCGAAGGCCAGGAACACCGCGACCGGACGGCAGCTATCGAAGGACGGCGCAACGACCGCCGATCTTCTTGACGGCGTAGCGCTGTGCTTTTTTGACGTGTCAGGCGTGGCGGATGCGCAGAATCTGATGTAAAGTAACAGGCGGTGGTTTTGATCTTGCATGGACAAGATGCTTACAGATCAAAGCCACCTCATGGCCTACCGCCGTAATTGTCATCTTGTCCATGGCAGTTACGGCGGTTTTTTTTGGCAGATATGAACTACAAACAACACCCATTGAGCAGCGCTTTCCCGGCGATGCAGGCCGAAGAGTTCCAATCGTTGCGAGACAGCATCGAAGCCATAGGGGTGCAAAACCCAATCACATTGCTTGATGGCATGGTGATTGACGGATGGCACCGATACAGCGCGGCCAACGATCTCGGGATGGATTGCCCAGCCGTGGAACTTGGCGATGTTGACCCGCGCGACTTCGTGCTTGCGCAAAACAAGACCCGCAGACACATCACAGCCGCCCAGCTTGCTATGGCTGCTGTATCGGTGTACAAGTGGCAACCAGCCGGGCGACCACCCGCAAACAATTCCGCACTGAATGCGGAATTACATCCTGATGACGCATCAAAACAATTCCGCACTGAATGCGGAATTAAGAAAACCGGCATCAGTGCGGAATTAAAGCAGCCTGAAATTGCAGACCGCGCCGGGGTAAGTTTGCGATCATTGCAGCAAGCTGCAGCGGTTGAGAAATCAGCCGCGCCAGAAGTGATTGATGCCGTGCGTGATGGTTCTATTGGGCTTGTCAAAGCCGCAGCCATTGCCAGGATGCCGCGCGAAGATCAAGCCGAAGCAATCAATCGGCCAATTGCCAAAGCCCCACCACCGGCACCAGTGCAGGATGATGATGAATTCACCGAAACCGACGTTTTGCGCGATCAAGTTGAAGACTTGCAAGCCGCCCTTGCTCTGGCGAATCTTGGGCAGATTGACCCAGCAGACAAAGACCAAACGGCGGGATTGATTGCAGAGCTTCGGGCGGAAATCAAGACGCTCAGGGCGTCATTGAAGGCCGTCACGACATCGCGCGATTCCTTGATGAACGAACTGGCGCAAGTGAAGCGGCAATGCATCAGCTTGACTACGAAGCTGAAGAAAGCCGGAGCATGAGCTATGGCTACCGCAAACCGAGAATACCAGATCCAATCAATTGAAAGCCTGCGCCAGGGTTTCAGGGAAAAACACACGCGCCAGATTCTTTCAGCCCCGACCGGCGCTGGGAAGAGTCGAATAATGCTGGACATGATCAAGTCAGCCATTGAGAAAGGCTCCCGCGTTTGCTTCATTTGTGAACGTCGCATCCTTGTTGAGCAATTCTCGCGCCACCTTGATTCAGAAGGCATTGACCATGGAATCCTGATGGCGAAGCACTGGAGATTCAAGCCGCATGAGCTGGTGCAAATTGCCACCGCTCAGACGCTGGAAAAGATGGAGACATGGCCGAAATTCGACATTTGTTTTGTGGACGAAATCCACGCAGCAATGCGCGGGTCAATCAAAAACATGATGAGCGTGTTCCCTAATCTGAAGGTGGTAGGCGCAACCGCTACGCCATTCCATCCAGAGCTTGGGAAGTACTTTAGCCGCGTGACAAGCGTCATTTCAATGCGCGAGCTCGTCGAACATGAGGAAAAATTCCTCGTTCCGTTCCGCGTTTTTGTTGCCCGTGAAATCGACACGACTGGCGTAAAAGTCGTGGCCGGCGAATGGCAGAAGGATGAACTCGAAGCGCGAGGCCGTCAGATTGTGGGCGATGTGGTTGCCGACTACATCCGCATTTCAAACGAGGTTTTCGGCGGATACAGGAAGACTATTTGTTTCAGTTGCGGGGTTGCCCATGGTGCCGATCTTGCAAAAAAGTTCAACGAATCCGGCGTGAATGCGGTACAAATCAGCGCTGATGATGCCGACGAATACCGGGCCGAAGTGCTGGCTGATTTTGCGCGTCCAGATACTGACATCCGCGTTTTGATTTCGGTATCCATCCTGAGCCGGGGCTTTGATCAAACCGATGTTGAGCATGTGATTCTTGCGCGCCCACTGAAAAAGAGCTTTAGCGAACACGTCCAGATGGTAGGGCGCGGGGCACGTTCACACCCTGACAAATCGACGCTCGAAAAGAACTTCGCAGTGATTCAGGACAATTCTGGAAACTGGCTTCGCTTCAAGGAATCATGGGACGAATTTTATGAAAACGGCGTGCAGGAGCTGACAGGCGAGCAGGACAAGACGCCACGCAAGGAGCCGACGAAAAAAGAAAAAGAGGCGGCGAAGTGCCCGAAGTGTGGACACGTTTGGACGGGCGACATTTGCAGCCATTGCGGGAACGAGCGCGTCAGGAATAGCGGGGTTTTGGCCGTTGCTGGTGAAATGACCGAATTGACGCTGGTTCCGAAAAAAGAGAAATTTAGCGCGGAATACAAAGCATCTTTTTACGCGCAGCTTATGGGATGGGCCATCGCAAACAACAAGAAGCCCGGCATGGCCTTCTACAAATACAAGGAGAAATTCGGGGTGCAGCCATCCATGGAAAAGCCTGAACCAATGCCGCCTGGTCCTGAAGTGCTGAGCTGGATTCGCAGCCGCAACATCGCATGGGCTAAATCAAAGAGGGCAGCATGAACCGCATATCGAACGCGCTGCAATTCATCCCGGCACATGATCGTGATACATGGGTCACGATGGCGATGGCCGTTAAATCTGAGTTTGGAGATGCTGGGTTTGACGTATGGGATGACTGGTCACAAACAGCAAGCAACTACAGCGCCAAAGCCGCAAGAAGTGTATGGAAGTCGTGCAAAGGAACCGGCATTACCGCCGCCACGCTTTTCCATGAAGCGAAGCAATACGGATGGCGCGATGAAGGCTTTCAGCGGCCCACTGCGGCCCAGATCGAGGCGAAAAAGCGCGAAGCTGAAGAGCGATTGACGCGGGAAGGAATCGAGCGCGCAGCAGCGGCAAGGAATGCCGCAGAAAAAGCTGACTGGATTCTGAAGCAATGCACCACTGAAAAGCACGCCTACCTATTCACAAAAGGCTTTCCAGACCTTGAGGGACTTGTCTGGCGTCCAGTGCAAGAACAAAACCTGCTTTGCATCCCGATGTATGTCGGTAAGAGCTTGGCGGGCGTCCAGTTGATCGACAAAGAAGGAACCAAAAAGTACCTATCAGGCCAGATCACGGCAAAGGCGGAATTTTGCTTTGACTCAGGCGGGGCCGGTGCGGATGACTGGTGGATTGAAGGCTACGCCAGCGCTCTAAGCCTTCGCGCATGCCTTCAAGCGCTCAAACGGCGCTATCGTATTCACGTCACGTTCAGCGCTCAAAACCTCAAGCGCATGGCCCATGGCGGCTACGTGATAGCCGACCACGATGCCAGCAGGACGGGGGAGTCGGCTGCGATTGCAACCGGGCTGCCTTACTGGCTACCTCCCACGATGGGGCAGGACATCAATGACGTTCATGTCAAAAACGGGACGTTCAAAACTTCGCAAATGCTGGGGAAGTGGCTGCGCGAAGTGAAGGAAAACGCAGAGTTCTATGGTGATTGACCGCGCATTGAAAAGTAAATACAATTACAACTCAAGCAACGAAAAACATGAAATGCGAACAATGCACCAATCAAAAAACAACCCAGAGCAGAACTGGACAAGTCTGCAACACCTGCCCGGCGTGGATGCTGGAATGCGAGGCCCGCGAATGGCTGGCGCGCATCCGGCAGAAAGCACCGCGCACACGAGCCGAAGGGCTGGTGATGCTGGATACGCTGATCGAGTCAGTGGCCATCAAACGCGGGAATGCAGCCGCGCAAGTGCTGAAAGATGCCATATTGCTGGAGCAGCGCGAAGGGTCCGCCAGCGCAGTGCAGAAGCGTGGGGGGTGATGTGACCACCGCACAACTGCGACATCAATGCCGCGTGTATCTCGCGCAGGCCAAATCCACGAAGCACCGTGCATGGGCATTCCGTCTGCTTGCATGGGCCGCCGACTGCCGCCGCGAAAGCGCCAAAGGGCAAGGGAGTTTGTTCGCATGACCCTGCCAAATGACGTAGCCCGGTGCATGGGCGAATGGTCAAGCGAGACATACGGCGCGGTCAATTGCAGCAAGCGCGGGACATGCGCCAGGTACACCATGCGCGACACGGGCGGCGAGCGCACGCCGTTCTATGCATCAATGTGCCCCGGCAAGGACGGCTATTACCAGCACTACATCGAGGTGACGCCATGCGCTGCGCAATGTGCGGACGTGTGACGCTCAAACCCGTAATGATTGGAGCCGTGGCCATCGGCCCGACGTGTGCGCGCAAGTCTGGACTATTGCCGCAAACAACCAGCCAGCCGGCAGGAAAGCGCCAAAAATCAAGCGTTAGCCGGACGGACAACGCAACCCCTGACTTATTCGAGGATTCGCAGCAATGACGCCGATCTACAAAAAAGTGGGCCGAAAGTACGTGGAGATTGGGGCATATGACAACGAGGCGCTCTACTACCCGCACGGGGCAACGCTGGTATGGGCGCGCAAGGGATCACACCTGACGCGCTACGGCATCGACCCAGCCGACGCCGCGCTGCTGGCCGCTGCTGAACGCATGCGCGACGCCATGATTGACGCGATGCACAAAGCTGACCGTTGGACGCCGGACGAAGCGATCAAAGGCAAGCGCGCGAAAGCGTGGGAAGCGTACAAAGCCATTGCAGGCGAGGAATCAACCCTACGCATCAAAGGCGCGGCGATGCAGGACGTGATTGACGCGGGCATCAATGTGCTGGTTGACGCTGTGAAGGCGGGGAAAGCGTGAACACACCCAGCCCCGAATACATCGCAGCACCACCGGGTGACCTTTACTGGCGCCACGAAGTCTGCCCGCACCGTGGCGCTAAGGTCATCCTCAAAACCATCGGCGGCGTGGCATGGCTCGGACATTGGGGTAACACCAAGTACGGCGAACACTTCACCGCGTGGTGCCCGCTACCGAAAGATGGCGCACCGCCGCCACGAATCCAAAGCGCGACATTGCGGGCGCGCATCAAGTACGCAATTCGATTGATTCTCAACCCTGACAAACTCAAGTAATGACCGCCCAACTTATCGCAATCTCAAAACCCGTCATTGACGAATGCCCGACAACCGGGGCAATGCTGGCCTACTGCGCCCGCGTCAGCAATCCCGGCAACCAAACAAACACCCTGACCGCGCCGCGTCTGCTGCGCTACCTTGCCAAGCATGCCCACTGGTCGCCGTTTGAGATGGCGAGCATGACCATCAAGATCACAACAACTCGGGACATTGCCCGGCAAATCCTCAGGCATCGGAGCTTTGCATTCCAGGAATTCAGCCAGCGGTATGCCGCCGTGGACGCTGGATTGACGAAGCGCGAAGCACGGCTGCAAGACCCGATCAACCGGCAAGCCAGCCACGACAACACCGATGCAAGCCTGAGCGAAGCATGGGCCGAAGCACAGCAGCGCGTGGAAGATGCAGCGATGGAATCCTACCAATGGGCGCTATCAGCCGGAATCGCCAAGGAGCAGGCCCGCGCAGTGTTGCCAGAAGGAATGACGCCATCCGTTCTCTACGTCGCCGGCACCGTGCGTTCATGGATCCATTACGTACAAATCCGGACCGAAGCCGGTACGCAAAAAGAGCATCGCGACATTGCGAACCAGTGCAAGGCAATCTTGCTTCGCGAGTTCCCGTCGTTGTCCGAGATTCTGGACGCCAGCAACGCGACTGATTGACCATGCGCAAATGCAAAGTCTGCGAAGACTACTACATGCCATCAAAGTCAACGCAATCAGTCTGCAGCCCTGAATGCGCCGTAAAGCTGGCCGCAACCAAACGGGAAAAGGCGTCAAAGGTCACTCAGATGGCTGAAAAGAAGGCGGACAGGGCAAAGCGGGAGAAACTGAAATCGCGGGCGGATTGGGCGCGTGAAGCACAGACCGCATTCAATGCCTTTATCCGAGCCCGCGATCATGGCCAGCCGTGCATATCGTGTGGGCGACACCATGAAGGGCAGAACCACGCGGGACACTATCGGAGCGTAGGAGCCGCTCCAGAGTTGCGGTTTATCGAACTGAATGTGCACAAACAATGTGCGCCTTGCAATACGCATAAAAGTGGGAATATCGGCGCATACCGTCCGCGATTGATCAAGAAAATAGGAATCGAAGCCGTGCAATGGATCGAAGGGCCGCACCAGCCGAAGCACTACAGCATTGAAGACTTGAAGGAGATCAAGGCGAAATACACCGAAGCCGCGCGGATGCTGAAAAAAAAGATTGGTAGTAGTTGACAACGCATCGCAGGCTTGGCAGAATAAAACCCGTCAAGCCTGCAAGCAAGACGAATGAAGCCCGCTAAGGCTTCGGCTCTTCACGGGGGAAACCCCACGCTTGCAGGCGGAGAGTCGAAAACCTTAGCGGGTTTTTGCGTTTTCAGCGTCAGGGCGCGCATTGACAAAGCAAAGTTGGCAGAAATCTCCAGTACCCACAAATGACCAGTCGCAGCCGGTGGTAGCAATGCGAGCCTGTAAAGACCGACCCCTGTGACCCGCAGGACAGCTTAGCGGAAGCGGCTGTGAAACAGAGATCCCGAGAAATCGGGTTGTATACCCAGTCAAGCCCCAATTTGCGGGGAAGACTCACGGCAGCAAGGTTGACCGGAGTAATCCGGGATACACACGGCATGGCATGTACGCTTAAAAGACCATGTGCGCAAGTAGCTGCGGGAGGCGCGATTGCTTCGCGAGAGTCGGTGCGAAAGTTCCCGGCAAAGCTCTCTGATAAACGGTCCTTGGAACCCAACACCTCCCCACCTAGCAGGAACACGGGGAGGGAGGGTACTAAGGGTAAGGAGTGGCACGCCTGCAAGAAAAAGGACGAAAATGAGAATCAATCTTGAATGCCCATATGACGAAAAAGACCGGGCAAAAAGGCTGGGCGCGAAGTGGGACGGAAAGACTTGGTACATCGTGGACGTTGAAGACCTGACGCCATTTATGCGATGGATCAAGCGGCCTGAGCATGTCAAGCCGTGCAACCCAGTTGCGAGCAATGGACTACCGAAGCACAAGCGGCCAAAAACACCCAAGATGCAGAAGAAGCAAAAAGGCAAGCAAAAGCCCGCGTCTCTGCCGCCCGTGCGTACAAAATCGGCAGTGGTCAAATCTTGCGGATGCGACAACGTGCAGCCATGGGACGATTGCGAACACACCGACGCCGCAGCCGCCGCTGCAATGCGCGAAATGCTGCAATGAACTACACAACACCCCTACGCGACCCGGAAAGCGCGCACAAAGCATTCACAGCCGC